GGAGGGGCAGCAGTGAGTGAGCTAAAAGACACAATCGAGCGTGCGGTGAAAGTGTTTGAGACACTGCGGGCGGCGATTCAGAAAGATCACAGTTATGCCTGGAGTTGGCATTGCAATGTCGCAACGACTCTTATGGCGGACACGGGTTTGAGTCACGAGCAAGCGAATCGCGATGCTGCGGCATTCATGCAGGCGGCGTTTGAGGTTGACGTCAGGACATTCGACGAGTGGAAATTGTTTCCATGGACAAACAAGACAACCATTTAAGCACCGCAAACACAGGGTAGCTGGATGGTCGAAAACCATCCTACTTGGTGGCGCGACTACCGTCACGCCGAAAGATGTATACGCCCGCTTTGGCTGATCCCAGGCCGTGTTCTGACGACCGGATGGGATAACGTCTATCGTCAGCACCATGTTGAAAAGAATAGAGACAATGCAGAAGATCACAGCCGCCTGCGTCCGAACAGATAGTGTTTACTACCAGATTCCGGACGTGGTTCCGTGGGACAAACGAAGGAACATACTCAAATGCAAAGACCACTACCCGATCATAGCACACCCGCCGTGTGCTCAGTGGGGTCGGACGGCCCCGCTGGCGAGACAGGACATGGTTAGCAAGACGCTGGCTGTTCATTGTCTTGCTTTTATCCGCAAGAACGGAGGGATTTTGGAGCACCCGGAAGCGAGCGGTTTCTGGGAGTTCGCCGCGATCCCTGTGAACGGACGACGGGATATGTACGGTGGGTTGTGCGTTCTGGTGGACCAGTACGACTACGGACACCCGGCACGAAAACGCACACTCCTGTATTTCTATGGGCTTCCTGCCGGGGTGACGGCGATGCAGGTGGCGTACAGGTTGAGCCAGTTTTCTGTCAGTCCGACAACCCCGCCACGACGCGTTATGAGTTGCGTGAAGGCCGACAGGGAGTTGACGCCTTTGCCTTTGGCTAAGGCTCTCTGTGATGCTGTGTATCACTGGGGTTTGAGTCAACTGATGGACGACGGTCAGCCAAGGAGGGGTAGTAGTCAGGTTGTTTGGGACGGTGCGTACATACCGCTTTTCGGGAGTTGGCAGTGAAGTATTACTATCTATTGGCGGCAGGTGCCATCACGGCAGTTGTCGTTGGCATTTACGTTGTGTGGCTGGTGCGAACACTCGCGGATCTGTCCGAGATGCGGGTGCCTGTAGACTCTGATGATGGGGTTTTTGATTTTACACACTCGGAAGGAGGGGGTTGGGGTGATGAAGAAAGAACGACCTGACAAAGCTATGCGAAGGATGTACGGACACCTCATGTGCAAGATAATGGTTGGCGATCCGGATTGGTTCTCTACCCACGGTGTTTTTGTCAATCTCGCAGTCTTTTTGCTGCTAGTCTTGTTCCTGCTCAACGGGTGCGTGGCGAGGGGCGATCTGATCATCGAGGTGCAGACGTGTGATGCCACAATCTCTCCAGACGCAGGTTGGTTTGCCGCCGAGATCGGTGCTGATTTATCAGGTACCGGCAACCCGCTGGGGTGGATGGTGTTCTCCCAGATTGCGGAGAATGGCGGGATCGCTCTTATGTCGTCAGGAAGTTTCTCTGACAGGTATGGCACGGACAACGGTGTGCAAACACTGCAGGTGCAGACTTTCTATCACAACGGATGGGATCAGGCCGTAATCTTACCTTACGGATCCCCAGTCGGCCAGGGGTATGCGTACAGCGATTTCTTGCGGTTGTACGACTCTGAGACGGACCTGCCGGAAAACAACCCGCTGTACATACCGTTTGCGTGGCAGAGCTGGCTGGACCGTGATGAGACAGGGACGTTTCAAAAAATGTACCAAGGCGTGGGGTACGTCTCCATAGACCAGATCGACCCGATGCCGATAGAGGGTCTGGGATCAAAACCCAGCTACAGAGTTCACCAGATAGTATTGACTTCAGGGGATCTCAGCGCTGGTGGCCTGCCGGGCACAGCGGCTGTGCCAGAACCGTCTGCAATTATCGCCGGTCTCGTGGTTGTTGCGGTGATAGTTGCACAAATTCTGTTGACACGCCGGGTGCGACAGAGTACTATCAAGTGATCTGGCTGGCCTCTGCAGTGCGGTGCGGAGGTGTTTGCATACCTGTTCCTTTGCTGTCTATCCGTTAACCGGAGGGGCAGGCAGGCTGTCGGAGGGGAGTCCGCACACTCCCCTCCGACTGTCGTTTAGGGGGTACACATGCCGGCGTGGATTTATGCGAGAGTATCAACGGTCGAGCAGATGACGTACGGTCAAAGTCTGGAGGGTCAGGTACGTGCTTGCAGGCAGTACTGCGACAACGCCAGGCTTATTTTGACTCCATCTACAAACTGCGACACCCCGGGCGTCATCATAGACGGCGGGCGATCTGCGTACAGAAAACCGTTTGAGACCCGTCCCGGTGCTGTGTTTTTGGCTAACGGACTGAGGCCGGGTGACACGGTTGTAGTAACCAGCCTGACACGATTATTTCGTCGTGTCTCAGAGGCCGCGCAAATACTTGAGCGGTGGGTTGATATGGGGGTGAATGTCACGTTTGTTGACTACCCATCCCTCAGTTTCAACAGCGCCAACGGTCGGTGTCTTGTCTACTGCATGGCTGCGGTGGCGCAGCTCAAGAGCGAATTGATTTCCGCTCGAGTGCGGGAGGGAAAAGCTCGGAAAAACTCTGTGCCGACATCACAAGGGCCTGTTAAGGAGGCTCAGCGGATAGCTGTCCCACCGTCACACCAGACGGCAGTTGAAGTTTTGCGTACGATGTCGCGAGAGCAGACGACCGCTTTATCGGGTCGCGTCTTCATTTACGCACGAGTGTCCACCGACGATCAGTCCGTCGAGTCGCAGTTGAATCTGTTGCGGCAAAAGCACCCCGGTGCCTTGGAGTTTGTAGACCACGGCGTTAGCGCGTGGAAGACACCGCTACAAAAACGTCCGGCGGGCAGTGCTTTGCTGGCGGAGCTGCAACCCGGCGACGTCGTTGCTGTTTTGAGGCCGGACAGAATATTCCGGTCGCTAAAAGACGCGGCTATTCAAATCGATGCGATACGCGATAAGGGTGCGTATCTGTCAATATTGGAGAGCGGGCTTCGCACCGACGACCTGTTTGGGCGTCTCCTGCTCGGCATGTTGTCTGCGTTTGCCCAGATGGAGTCTGAGGAGACCAGCCGAGCCACCAAGCACGCTTTGCAGGTAGCTCTTGGCAACAACGACAACCTGTTGCAGTACCGACTGCCCAGGGCGTTGTCAAGAACCAGACCGCTGAGTCACAAGCATTATGCCTTTGCCGATGTGTTTACTCCCGAGGAAGTGTCGCAGCTGTGGCATGCAGTGTACCTTACTCGAGGGCAGTACCGCAGCGTGGCTGCTTGCGTGTCTCATGTGGCGAACTCAGCGCTGCATGCCAAAGGTCTACCGCCTGTGACGACACTGCCGTACATGCGTGCCGCCGAATACGCTCGAGCACTGAGGCGTGTTGGCACGGCTATTTGCAACAAAGTCGCAAAAATTGTAGACCAGCACGAGTTTGTGGCGACACCTGTGAATTCTCATAGTTTTTACGGGAACGTGAGAACTTACGAGAAGTTCATGGCTGTTTACCGACAGTTGCCGCCGGAACAAAGATCGTTGTCGCTTAGCGTGATGTTCTCGAACAACACGCCAGTGATTTCAGCTGTGACCGCTGCAGCCAAGGCCGTAGCCTACTGAGCTTCACGAAATGTCTCCCCCCAATCTGCACGCGAGGTAGCTGGGCACCACCCACCCCTCGCGTGCTCCATTTACGTACCGTCGCGACGTCGATAATGACGCGATACTCTTGAAATATGTAAGCCACAATTTCCTTGGCCGACAGCAATTTTTCCAACATGATTCGGGGCACCATAGAAACAGGCAAAACGGGAATGTTTGTAGAATAATACAAGGCGACCGTTGTCGTCCAGTCTAATTGAAGGCAGGATCCGTGCATTCCTCCCCCCAATTATCAAACTGGAGCCCCGACTATGACAACACCCGCCCTACCATCCTTTGCCGATCTTGCCGCAGCTGCTCCTGTGGGGGGAGCAAACCCCCCGGTGCAGCAGATGCCCGCTGCGCCGGGGGCGGCTTTTGCCGCCCCACAAGTTGCGGCAGCTCCTGCACAGGTTGTTGCACCTCCGGCGGTTGCACCCCCGCCGGCAGCCAACCCCAACGTCGCGATGATACGCCGTTTGGAGGCTGACGGGACGTTGCCTGCGAATCACGGGTTTTCAGATGATATGCAGGTTCTGGAGTATCTGGCAAATCAGGCCAGCTCCGCTGCACAACCACAACCTTCGCAGATGGCGCCGCAGCAGCAAGTTGCCACAGGGACGCCAGCCCCCTCCCCGGCAGAGCTTGCTGCTGCGGCAGCGTCCATGCAACAGAGCGGCCTACTTACGTTTCGGGACGGCGTGTACGTGGCAGTAAGCCCTCTGGCAAACTCCATTGCCGAGGCGATGAACTCCAACATTGCACGTCGCAGAGCCGTTGAGGCTGAGCTGGCAGACCCATACCAGTTTGTCCGTAACTACGGTCAAACTTTTGTCGAAGAGACCATCGCCCCGTTGCAGCAAGAAATAGAGTCGCTGCGAGCTCAGTTGGCTGCAGTAGCTCGACAGGCGATACCGGATCCCGGAACGACATTCGTTGAACAAAACCGATCCGCTCTTATTGGTCCGACAGGTGCTTTTACGCCTGCAGGGCAGGCGTATCAGACGGCCTGGGCAGCCGCAGTTCAGGGCGGGGTTACCAGCAGAGAAGCCGCTCACTCCTTGGCGCTTATGGCTGCAAGGCCCTTGATGACGACGCCGGCAGCCCCTGTAGTTGCGGCTCAAACCCAGCAACCAGCAGCGCCTCAGACAACACCATGGCTGCAGACAATACCCGCTGGTGCAGTCCCGGCAAACCCGGCGTTTACGTCTCCGGGTAGCATAACCGCTAATGGACCGGCAGCACTGTCAGTTCCTACTACGAACTCCGGATTCCCCGACTTCACGGCGCTTGCTGCCGCGAGACCTGTGACACAGCAGTAACACTTTTTTCATGAGGAAGTAATCAAATGGTCGCACTTGTACCGCAAAATGTCGCAGGACACGTGAACGTCGTCCGAGACTTGGCCCCGACGTTTTGGAAGGGGGTCTCCGACCTGACCGTGAGAAACTTTCTCACGATGTACAACCTGCGACGCTTTGGTCGGTTGACGTTCAACGCACGTGGTCACACGCAAGTGTGGAACGCCCGCATCAAGCAGCCGACAGTGTCGCCAGCCGTCGAGAACCAGCCCTTGGCGTTCGTTAACACGGACACCGACATCCAGTACTTCATCGGGATCAAAGGGTACCGTACCACGGACTTCATGGGTGAGCAGGAATACCTGATGCGAGACGGTGCTGGCGACATTGCCATCACGGATCGCTACACCCGCAAGTCGCAGGAACTTGCCCAGGCGATGATGGAGCGAATTCAGCGAGCGTTCTGGTGCGACGGAAACGACGCTGCTTTTGCTTACGATTTCGCGGGCATCGGCACCGCGACAAAGTACGACAACGCGACGTTGACGGCGGCTGACAAAGTGGCTCGCCCCACGGGCACGTACTGTGGGCAGAACACAGCAATCGGCAGCCTCGGCGGTACTTGGAGCGTTACTGCCGGAGACACGCCTCCGAACGCTTCTCTCGGCACCGACTTTCCGTTCGGGCAGGGCAGTCCGGAGTACGACGGGACAAGCCCGCTGATCATCAACTATGGCCCCAACATCTGGGGTAACGGCGGTACCGGGTTTGCCAAAAACATCGTCTCAGCTGCGTCGTACGCGATGACGGCAATGCTCCACCGCGGCGGCCAGTCGATGGTCGGTGCTCCTCCGCAGATCGCGATCAGCAGCAACCTGTTCCCGTCGTTCAAGGACAGCTTCCGTGCGAACAACCGTCAGATCATGCCGTGGAAGGACGGCGACCTCGGGTATCCGGGCGAAACGCTGATGGTTGACGGTGCCGTGTACTCCATGGATTACGCGATTCCGCAGAACAACGCGTACATGTATCTGCCGCAGTTCCTCGAAGCGTTCTTCCTGCACAATGACGTGTACGGTCCTCAGGGGCCTGACTGGAGCACCAGCCATACAGGGTACCTGTACTACGCCTCGTCCTACGGGAACTTCAAGTTCCTGCCTAAGTACCTGTGCCGGTTTGTCAGCAAGACTGCCTGAGCGTTTCTTTCTGTTAACACTTGTGTTTTTTGTAAAGGTACCTACGTATGGCCGGTAACACAATACTCTTCCGCCTCGGTGCGGTTGATGTTTACGACGACCCGCAAGCGCTCGGGCAGGGTGCAGAGTTTCAGGATTTGGACTACACAAACCCTGAGTTTCCTGTGCTGAAGTCTCAGCAGAAGGTATGTGCCGTGCTCGTGAAGAACGACAGCGGCGGCACCTTGGCTTCGGGTGCCGGTGTTCGCATGAAAACAGCGGACACCACAATGACCCTCGTCGGAGGTCTGTGCGGTGCAAACCAAGCCCTGCACGGGGTAGTCGATCCGTGGCTTTCTGCCCCAGTGCCAAACGGATCCACGTTCTGGATGATCGTTGATGGCCCTACGCTAGTACTCGCGGGCACCGGCGGGCTGACCGTTGGCGCTCTGCTGCAGACAGCGGCTAACGGGACGTTTATTGTCGGCACCGAAGGGACAAACCCGGTCGGACATTCAGGGTACTCGACGGCGGTCACTGCAGCTGCGGCAAAAGGCCGTGCGTATGTTCGGACACCGCTGAGCCCTCTCGAGTGTTCGTGACGTTTACGCAACCATACTTCCCTACTGTTTTCTGGAGCAACGCTATGGCGGACACGCCTACCCCGCCGACAGGAATCCACGAGTCGGCCAAATTGTCGCCCGTAAAACCGGGCAACCCAATTCAGAATCCGATCACTCCGATCAGTACGCGGTAATCGCGTGGCTGTTGATAACGTGACTCAACCGGCGGGCTTACACCCGCCGATTGTTTTTAGTGAGCAGTTCCCGGGCAGGGCTTTGTGCGTGATGTGCGGTCTCCCGTACGTCCCAAATGAGGCGGGGGGTGTGTGTATGTCGTGCAAAGAACTGGCGGAACGTACTGCGTCTGCGTTAGTGACTGGAGAGCACCCCTCGTCGTGGCGCAACGCACTGGCTGCAGCGAGGAGAAAAGGCCGCCCCTTTATGCTCGACGTCGCCGAAAGGGTTATGGACCAGCTCGGAGGACCAGATCAGCTCGCAGATCGATTGGTGCAGGACTTCAAGACAGCTCGTGGTGAGCACCTGACTCCAGAGCAGGCGATGTTTCAATCGGTAGACCTAAAGCTCGTCACAAAATTGTACGAGATGCTGCAGGGGTTCCTGGAGTCCAGAGACAAACTTGTCGGCGACACAGACCCCCTTGGTGAGATGAGCGAAGAGCAGTTGATGGCTGTCGCGTCCCAGGCAGCTTTGGTTCGACTCGAGCACGACGCCTTGTTTCGTGACGAGATTTTGCGCAAAATATCCGACACCCACCCGCACGAAATAGTTTCAGCAGCCCTGACGGTGTTGTCTCCCTCGAGAGTGACGGTGATAGATGCTAAGAAACCTTCTCACCCAGTCACATAGGTATACGCCACACGTTACGTACGGGTTAACAGCAGGCGTAATGGCCGGCGTTCCGGGGAGCGACTACGTCGCCCCGGCACTCGGGGCTGTTGGTAATGCCTTTGACCTGCCCGGAAGTTCGGTGCGGGATTTGTTGGTTGGAGAAAACCCGTTTGATCAATACGCGTCTCCGTTGTCGGGGGAAAACCGAGTCACGGGTCGTGATGTTCTGGACCGGTGGGGTATAACCGCACCAAATAAGGAAACCGGCATATCCGGCTGGCTTGACGACCCGATGGAGGGACTGCGAGATCTGGCCGGTTTTGGCGTTGAAATTCTGACAGACCCGCTGAACTTCGGGGTGGTTTCCAAGCTGGCAAAAATGTTTCGTAGTGGTAAAGCCGCAGCAGCGCACAATGCTGCGTTAGAAGCGCTTCAACGAAACCCGGAACGCCAACGCCTCGGGCAACAAATGACCGAAGCTTTTGGTGAGGCGGGCGATCATACGATGACGTTGCTGGATGCTGCAACGATACACAATAAGCGGGATCCTAATCTGGTTTATGGCGGTGTGACTGCTAAGCACTTAGAGCGTGCGGTTGCAGGAGTTGCGGCGGCAACGGCGGTTGGTCAGCAGATGATGGATTCACCACTGCAGCAGCCTGCAGTACCCCGCCCTCGGTTAATGCAGGATGAAGCACGGGCGTTGTTCTCCGGACAGATCGACCAGGATGAGTACAACCGCCTGATGGATGAGACAGGCAGGTCCCCGACCCCGCGATCAGAGGCGCACCTGTTTGAACTCCGCGACCGCATGCCTCCAGCGTTTGCCAACAGCCCGGAGCGGATCGCAGCCAAGGGCCTGGACGACCTAACCCCGGTGGTCGGAAAACCTATCGGAGCGAGACTCGATATCAATGAGTACCGTAAGGGGAACCCCGTTGTCACGCTGCACGGTGCTGACGACTTGAGTTACGCTCGAGCCGTTCAGATCTTGCCGGACGAAAACGGTCGTGTAAACTTCGGGCTTGTTGGTTCAAACAAAACCGCCGTCAACACCCCGCTCGATGAGTACCGGTTTTCAGCCGGCTCTCGAGGCCCTGCCGCAGTCGCTGCAGGGGAAGCAAGCAAAAACTCGTGGGCTGTGGTGACAGGCCGCGTCGGTAATTTAACGTCGCCAAATCAGGTGCTTACTGAGATTCAAGCAAAAATGCGGGATCCGCAGTGGCGGCAGGTTGGGTACAACCCGGAGCGGCACTCCTACTTCTATCTGTCTGACGACCACCGGTCGCGTGTTGTCGATGCTGACGAGGTACTGCAGTTCGGGGACTTTGTGCTTGCGAAAAACCCTCGTACTGAGATCATGTCGTCCCAAGGCGTACGGGATCGACTGGCAGCGGCTGGGTTGAGCCCGGACGAGTCCGACCCGCGGATGTTGTACCAGTCGCCATTAAATCCGCAGAACACTCCGATGGACGATAAGAATTGGGTGTTTGTTCACGGAGGTGGTAACTGGCGGGATTTTGACAGGAGCTTTCTGGGGTCCGGAGAACCCGGCGGAATACGTCCTCTGGGGGAGGGGTTGTACGGGTACGCAGCCAGAAACGACGAAGAATTGTTGAGAGCTATTTCAGGCGCTAAGGTGTACGCCAACAAGTACGGAGGGGGCGACCCTCAAATACACTTGTTTTCTGTACAACCCCCGGTAGGACATACGTCGTGGGCGGGGCAACACGCTCCGGATCACCTATTTACCGACGTACAAAAACGTATTCAAGACATGTACGAATACGCAAACTCTCTCCCTGCCGGAAGCGAACGATCGGCTGCGTTTGATAAAGCCAGAAGGTTCAGTGACGCAAATAAAGTGGACTATAGGCTAAGAGCAGAATCGCTCCCGCCTCAAGGCGACGGGGTTCCAGGGCTTATTGAGGCCGCAGTCCACGACCCCTCGTTGCTCAACAGAATAGGTATGGCTCCGGCCAACACGCCAAACGAAGAAATAGCAAGGTTGTTGACCGGGTTGAGCCCGGACGAGTCCGACCCCAACTTCTACATGCAGTCGCCGATCGAAAGCCAATTACCTCGAGGTGCTACGCAGTTTACGCCAGAGGGTACTACGCTGATGGCGTTTGAGCCGGACCCGTCAACAGCACCGCACGAGATGGCGCACTACATGCGTCGCAGGTTTATGCCGGGCAATCCGTGGTCCAGAGACCGTGAGGAGGCGTTTGCCGGGGGTTTTGAGAACTACTTGGCCACAACGCAGACCAGCAGCCCGGCGATGTCCAAAGCGTTTGAGTACTTTAACAATCAAATACCGAAGGTGTACGATCCGCAGATGGGGTACAGGAACCTTCCTGCGAGGGGTGGGTACGACTACAACGAACTGCTAGGTGTCAGCTCTACGGAGTCTCCGCTTGACCCGAAAAGAGTTCCTGATCTCGCCACCCCGGCGGGTCTTGCACTGGCTCGCAACCTGCTGGCCCGGTTTAGCCAAAACGGTGGTCTATGACAGCCCATCTCACGCAAGCCCTGCAGGCCGCAGCACGGTTGGTTCAACGCAGTAATGACGGCCTTGAACTGTTCCGACCGACAGCGTATCAAGAACCTGTCGTTTTATCTAAGGCGACGGAGCATTTAGTTCAAGGCGGTACGCGATCCGGTAAAAGCACTATTGTTGCGGCCATTATTGCGGCGTATGCTCGCAACAGACAGATCGTGTTTTCGGACGGCTCTCGCCACGACATCCGCGAACGTGCCTGGGCCAACAGACCGGTAACTGTTTGGCTTGTGGGCCTGCAGCTGAACCACATCGGGCAGACGCTGTATCGACTGCTGCGCAAGCCCGGTGCGTACGATTGCGTAAAAGACCCTGTAACAGGAAAACTCCGTGCGTGGCAACCCGGTGTTGTTCCCGGGGATGACCAGATAGGACCTGACGGAAGAGTACCGGCACCCCCTCTAATACCAGACGAAGAAGTTGTTGACGAAACATGGGAGAACAAGGCGGAGCACAAGCTGACAAGCATGACTCTGCGCAACGGGTCTGTCATATACGCGTATGCGTCCACGGCCAAAGTAAAACGCGGAGACCCAGTCAACATACTGTGGATCGATGAAGAGATTCAGTTTTCTGAGTACTACGCAGAGTGGCAGAGCCGTCTTAGTGACCGCAAGGGTCGCATGTACTGGACAAGCTGGCCTGATCTAAAAACCCCAGCATTGTTGCGGCTTTGTGACCGAGCAAAGGCTCAAGCGAGAGAGGTCGCGAGGCGGGAGAGACCCGCGGCAGACGTTGTTCGCTTCGTGTTTGTGGGCTCAAACTCACCGTTTATCGACAAGGAAGAAATCCGTAAACGATCTGAGGGTTGGTCTGAGGCTGAGAGAATGGCTCGAGACCTCGGCGAATTTCCAACAGGCGGGATTCTGGCATATCCGGAGTTCAACGAAGAACTGCACGTGGTCGAGTACTCGGAAGACTCGGGTTTGAATGACCGCGTGACGGAAGTCATGCGAAGGCTGAACGGTACTGTGCCGGACGACTGGCCTGTTGACCTCATACTCGACCCTGGTACGACCAGTCCGGCGGTGTTGTGGTGCGCCATTCCAACCCCGGATTACTGGGACGGCGGCTTGCCGTACTACGTTGTGTATCGAGAGATGAACATCCCTCGAGTTGACGCACGCGACATGGCGGTGCGAATCCGGGCCGTTGAACCAACGCGAACGTATGCACGGTTTATCATTGACAAAAAGGCTGGAGCCCAGACGCCAATGGGGTTTGCGTGGAAGGTCTCACAGCAATACTCGCAGGAGTTCCGTGCTGTCGGTGTGCGTAACTTGATGACCGGGTTTGAGTTCATGCCTAGCGAGCATGTGTGGGCTGTGCGAACGTTGAAACTCCGTGCGTGGATGCGTGGCAGGTTGGAGTGTCCGAGGCCCCAGCTCAGGATATTCGCTCGACAATGTCCGAAACTGTTAGAGCAGTTGAAGAGTATCCGCAAAACTATCCGGCGGGATGAGGTGCAGGACAAGATTGCCGAAGGCCAAGTCCATGACGTGCTGGATACGCTGGAGTACTGGGCGGGGTCCGACCCCACGTTTCGTCTCATAAACCCCGGTGCGCGTGACAGTCCTGGCTTGCGTATGTTTGAGGAAGACGCTAGATTTTGGCAAGGTTTGTCCGGAGTTCGTTCTACGGATAGACAGATGATCACTCTTGGTGCTCCGGGGGCTGTATGAGACCTGACGTTCTATCACGTACTTACGCTGTAGCATTGCCCGACAAATCCGTTCAACAGGTGCCTGTCACACTGGGGGATACGGTATGGTACTTTTGGAGAGGCGACACCAAGGCCCGACCATCGATCGCAATAGTCAACGAGTTGTGTGACCAAGGGCAGCTGGACTTGACGGTGTGGGACAAAGCCGGAAACACTTGGGTGTCGAAAACAGGCGTGTGCATACACGGCGACTTTCGCCTGACAAATCCAAACGTGCTTCAGAGAGGAGTGTGGCTGCCTCGCGCGATGTGGCCACAGCTGATTGAAGAATGATTACGGTTGAGCAGGTACAGCGAGCGTTGTTAGCCCCCCTGGTGACACAGTGGGTGGCCAGACTCGAGTCGGCAAAGGCCGCTAAGAGCCGGTTTGATCTATGCGCTAAGCTGTGTCGGAAGTTTTACGGGTCAGACCCCGGTGCTCAGTGGGGCGAAGAAGTACGTCGAGAGTTTTATCCGCAGGTCCCCAAGCCTCAGTTTGCCATAAGCATCAACAAGGCTTTTGAGCTTGTATCCGTGATCGGCCCGAGCCTGATCTGGAGATACCCGAAACGTCAAGTGCGGTCTATCAAACCCCCCTCCCAGACGGCAATTCTGCAACAAGTGCTTGGGGTTCAGGACGAGCAGTTTCTGCAGCAGATGCAGGCCGCGGAGCAGTTGCAAAACACGGCGGCAGAAACTCGTGACCAGATAGCAGAGCGTGTGCTGAACTACATGCTCGATTCGCATCCTACCGGTACGGCACTGTCAGAGGCTCAGCTGGTGGTACAGGATGCGTTGGTGACGGGGTTGGGGCTGTTGTGGACAGAAACCTACACAGATCGTGCAGACGGCGCTCCGATGATCGCATCGTTTGCCGGCAGGCAGGACGAGTTGCTGATAGACCCGGATTGCCGGGACGCTACACGAGCCACTGCTAAGTGGATCTCGCGGACGCACGTTGAGCCTGCATGGGTTGTCGAGCGGAGGTTTGGCTACCCGCCGGGGTATCTAGCGGGCAAGGGTACTTCGGCGAGTGCTGAGTGGGCGTGGCAGCAGAGCCAGACTCAGCAGGGTCACCGCATGTATCATGACATGGTTGAGTGGCATGAGGTGTGGAGCTGCGGCGGTGTTGGTGTCCGCGTCCACGGTATCGACCCGACACTGGCACAAGCCATCGACGAAGTTGCCGGCGAGTATTGCTACATTGCGTTCACAAAGAACCTGCCCCATCCGCTGAACCTCCCTCCGACCTTGGTGGAGCAGGCTCCGCCGGAGATGATTCGAGAAGCTTTGCGGTGGCGTACATCCCGGTTTGGGTCGGTCTTCGAATGCTGGAAAGATCGTAAATGGCCGTGTGAATTTTTGGATTTCTACCCGTTGAGTGGCAGTCCGTGGCCCATCGCACCGCTGGCTCCGGGCCTGCCATATTTGCTGGCAATGAACATCTTGCTGGTAAGCCACCTGCAGCTGTCTTACGACCGCCGGCGAGATATAATCGGCGTTTATGAGCACATGGCGCAGCAGGTAAACGAGGCGTTGAACTCCGAGTCCACCCCCTGCGTGATCAAACTCACGTCGGCAGCGCAGCAGTCCATCTCTGAAGTGATGACGTACTTGCAGAGGCCAGCTGTCGGTGGTGATTTGCTGCAATGGGTCGAGTATTTAGATAGGCAGTTCCAGAAAGCCACGGGTTTGGACGACCTGAGTTACGGGATTAGCACAAAGCAATCGCGCGTCGTAGCCGACGTGCAGCTGAGGCAGCAAAAGAGTGCCGTCCGGCCTGATAAGATGGCCGAGGACACCGCGGAATTCCTGCGTCGAGTAGCTCTGAAGGAGCTGTGGCTGACTGTCATGTACGCAGACGGCAGATCTCTCACCCCGTTACTGGGCCCTTACGGCGCTCAAGTATGGGAGCAACAAATCAAAACAATGCCGTTTGAGTTGATGATCAAACAGTTCACAACTGACGTCGAGGTCACCGAAATGCGGCGACCGGATAACGACAAAGAGATCTCCGACCACGAGCGGATACTGCCGTTCTTGCTGCCTGTACTGCAATCGTATTCGCAGGTTACCGGAGACACCACGCCGCTAAACAACTTATTGCAGCGATACTTCACCGCCATGCAGTTGCGGGATCCAGGGGCTTTTGCAATGCAGTCGTGGGCCCAGCAGCAGCCGGACCCCGCAGTTACTCAGATGCAGACAGCTCTCGGCCAAGCCCAGCTCCAGAAGCTGGCCGCAGACACCGAAGAAACGCGAGCAAAAACCGCCGCCAGACTTATCGATGCAAATTACAAATCTCAGGGGGCTACAGCTCCTGCAATGCAGCGTATGAGGTTTGCCGAACTCGAACATGCTCAACGGATGCGGCAGCAGGACGAAGCCCATATTCAGCAGTTACTGTTTACTCAAGAGCAATCGGAGGCCAAGCGACGTGTCCAATAAACCCCCACAGCGTTTTTCTGATAGGCGAGAACAGTCCGAATGGGAGGCCGTCTGGGAGGCAGGTCCACAGGCGGTCGAGCTGTTTGACCGGATTGTCGCAAGCGAGGGTGTGCGGATGGCTGCTATGCTGGCGTGTCGAAGACCCCCGACGACGGGTGTTGACGACCGGATGGTCATGGCGAACCACGGCAGTGTAGAGAAGACGTTTCAGGGGTGTCCGGAGATGTTGGCCCTGTACCGCAAGAACTACCGGCAGGTCACAGGAGAGGACTTACCTTCGGACGCTGTGGTTTATCGCAGTCTGGTAGAGTACCCCGGCGACCCGAGAGCAATCGTCACACACAAGAACTCACTGCAGTCTGTGCAGGAGTATGCTCGAGACCGGGGGCGTGATGTCGAGGGCGACTGGGAGGTCACAGGGAGGCAAGTTGCGCCAACGCCACAAGTGGTTCGGATGGCTCCGGACATTGTGCAGAGATACGTGCAGGAGTACCGCGAAGAGCAGCCAGACAATTACCGTAATGCTTCCGATGCGGATTTGCGTGAAGAGGTGATCCACAACCACTCCAAACTGGTGACAGCTGACGACGTGAGAAACGCCCCTACGTCACTGGAGGAGTGTGCTAAGGTTTTCAGAAATGCTTAGTTTCGCCGACGTCATGAGCTTCATGGCTACGCAGCTGGACACACTGCTGTCGGGCAGCTTGGAACAGCGCGTAAAAAACGCTGTCAATATTGCGTGGCATAGACTGCACACACTGGCGGTGTGGGTGTATTTTCAACGCAGCGGAGTCCTGCGGCTGTATCCGGGGCAGAAAACAGGCACCGCATCGTTCTCTGTAGCAACCGGTTATGTCACACTCACGGGAGCTACGTTTCCGGCCACCGCAGCCGTGCAGCACATATTGATTGACAGAACCTGGTACCCTGTGTTTCGGCGGTTGAGCGACACGCAGGTTGAGTTGTACCCCCAATCCCGGCCCGCCGAGGACTTGACGAATGTGGCGTACGTCCTGCAACAGATGCTGTACCCGCTGCCGACCGAGGTCAGTGATGTGATGGTGGTGTATGAGGGACAACAAAACATCCGGCTGTGGCGGGTGTCGCCAACAACCGCGTTTCAAATTCAAGAGGGTTTTTCTTGGTCGCCCGCCCTTCCGACACAATACTCTATTTTCGTTGACCCGAGGCACCCCGGTAAGTGGTGCTTGTGGATTCCGTGCGAAATCTACAACGCCACTGAACTGGCGTATCTGTACCAAGCTCGGAGACCAGACAACATGCTCGTCCGAGAATCTCGTGGCACTGTGAGCGTGACGAACGGAGTCGCCACGTTCTCTGACGCTGTAGTAACACCGGCGTTTGTTGGTGCTGTACTTCGTCTGTCGGCCAGCTCGACAACACCGCCTGTTGGTCAGTACGGAGATTATGCACAAGATCCGTCTGTGTCGGAAACTCCGGTGTCTGAGATGCTGGTAACCGCATATCTTTCGGCGACGCAGGTGCGCGTGTCTGATCCGGCAGCGACAATCACGTCTGCGGCGTTTGTGGCGTCAAGTCACATCGACGTAGCTGGTGGTGCCATGCAGAATCTGGTGTTCCGTTTGGCCGAGGACGAGTACGGGACCAGACCAGTTGGAAACCACAGCGAGAAGCTAGTCACAAAAAGCGCGTTGGCAGACGCCGTTCGCGAAGCGTTAGCAGCGGACAACCGGAATGTGGTGAACATGCGGAGTGAGTTGCAGTATTGGTATGGCCTGCGGCTGAAAGACCTCGGATATGTCAGTACCTGAGACCAGGATCCTCGACCGCACGGTCGCTCTGCTCAAGCAGATGGCGGCGAACAACGTGTTCGCACCGCGAGCGGGGGAGCGTTGCAGGCAGGTACACCCTTCGGCGATCCGGTCGTTTCGGGTGTTGGAAGGCTCAGAACAAACGCGCACTGCGGCAGGTGTGGCAAACATCCCGTTGCCAGCGATACTGGTGAGTCTTATGCCAGTTGACACGACAAACCAAGGTGTGTCAACTGCGGACGACGAGGTCGTCCGTGTTGTTGTGTTGATCGTGGAAAACAGTCCGCAGAGCAACCAGTCGCAGACGGCGACGTTTCAATACTGGCAGTCTGCGATTCGGCAAGCATTGCTGGCAACACCAAATCCTTTCTTGCAAGATGCAGCGGCGTCTGAGTATGATCCCTATGTAGTCACCATCGTCAAACGTACGCAGGCGGACCCGGCGTCTTTTATTAGGTCTGCACAAGTGGTTGCTCAATTAGTGTTTCAGGTAATGGTGCGTCACCCGAGAGGAGCCTAACGTGGCAGTAAGCGTAGGGGTAAGCAGTAGGGCGTCTATCGGCGGCAACGCGTGGTGCTTCGCATCGTTTGAGGATCAGACGACACAGGAGCGGGTTGTCAACCCTTCCGCCATTTGCGGCAGTCGAGACCCTATTGTGCAACGCGTGGCGACCGGTCGTAAGCTCGTGCAGTTCCAGCTGACGCACGACGTTACTCGCCCTATTCTGGATCAGTTGTTGTCTTTGGTCGGAACGACCCGTTCAGGGGCGGGTACGCAGGCGTCCCCTTGGCTGTACACAGCGAACGAGGCTGTAAGCACCACAGAAATCTGCGTTGATAAGGTCGGTGCAAAGCACCGATACACCGGTTGCCGGCTTCAGCGGCTTGTTCTGCGGGGGCAGGTGGGTACTATGCCAATTCAGGCCGAGTCCACATGGGTTGCCGGTGACGAAGTCGAAGACGCCGCGTTTTCGTTCACGGACGGGACTGTTGACAATTTGATCGCATTCCCCGGCGCTTTGCTGAATGTTGGCGGCGTGTCGGCTACGCATGACCGGTACGCCATTGTCATTGATAACCGGCTGGTCCCCAGCTGGAACGCCAGCGATACGGTTACGGATGTCGGACCTGGTCCGAGACAGGTCTTGTTGGCGTTTGCAGCTCCGTACATTACGGCGCACAAGGATCACTATTGGACGAACAGGGCTGTCACCCCGAGGGCTTTGACGCACCAGATAACCAACGGCAACGACTCGTTGACGTTTTCGATGGGCTATGGCGTGCTGGTCCCGCAGAGCCCTTCTGTCCAAGGTGCGGATCAGGAGATCAGGTTGAACGAAACGTGGGAGGCTTACCGCAGCGGTAACGATCCGGCATTCACGTTTGCATTGTACGGTACTTGATGAGGCTTTAGATGAACCCCCCACTGATACCAGCAGAACTCGACGACGGTGGTACTACAGCCATCTGTCTTACGTCTGACGCTGCAGAGATATCCCCTGTGCTGTACGTCAGGTCCACAGTTGGCTTGGCGGAACCGACAGAGCAATTTGCCGCGTACTTACGGTTCAATAAAAACATACGATGGTTGTCTCCCATATTTCGACCGCCTTACGTTTTTACGCTGGCACCGATTGACTATACGGAGAGTTTTGTCGAGAGGGTTGTCTCCTGCGACACAGACTTTACGGCAGTGCTGCGGGCATTAGCCGCCCCAGCGATGACGCCGGAACAGGTGCGAGAGCACGCTGTGATGCAATTTCATCGGCCAGACGTTAGCTCCTTTTCGTGCCAGTTGTGCTTTCAGTACCGCGTTGATCTGACAACTTTCACTGTCGGAGTGGACCACTCAGGACGCCCGTACCGACTCCCTCCGGGCGAAAAGCCGCACTGCCAGAAACCCGGCGCCTACTGCGATAAAGGCGATCCCGAGACCAGCTTAGGTGTGTCAAACCCGCAGTTCCAGAAATTGTGGCACCACTATTGGACGCATCGATACCGAACCCATAAACTTAACAACTGCCCGAGGTATGCCGTGTACCGTACAGTCATAGACAATGTGGTGACGCGTGGAAACAATCCCGGAACTGATTCGCTTGCTGGCCGAGGCGCCTCCCGAAGAGCGGGTTCTCCCAAACCCAATGGAGCTCCTCCAATCGTCGAGGTTTCGCCTCCAGACGTCCCGTGCCTCTTCTGCGGTAGTACAGCCTGTCAGTCAGGCCAGTGTCGCGAAACGTGAAGCTGCGGCAGTAGGTGCAGCTGTACCTGCCGTACGGAACCAAGCGAAGACCGCAACCGCTTCAGCGTCTGCACCACCTCAGTCGGCCACCGATCCGGCAGCGCCCGTTTCGCGGAATGAGTTTACCAAACCGGGCGCCGCGGCCCGATTGTCTGAAGCCTCGATGGTTGCACCTGCAGTACCAACCTCGACGATACCTCAGACAGTCGGCCCGGCGCACGTGTTACGGTACGACTGGTATTCCGAACCCCCGGCAGAGGTGCAAGCTCAGGAAGCGGTGTCTACGCCGTTTGCGACCCCTGCCGAACGGTTGTCCGCTTTGCAGGAGTCTGCGGAGTTCGCTCGCCAGAACCATATCGCCGGACGTGCGGCTGCGGTTGATTTAAGTCGTAGTTACGTCGGAGCCACGGCTCGTGTAGTATCTCCTGAGTATGCTGCCGGTGTGCTTGCTATGCCGCAGATCCCGAGTCAACAGCAAGGTGATGCAGCTAAGCCCAATGTGCCGTACTACACCTCTGGTGTGCAGGTCACGCCAACCACCCGCGTAGATTTCGCGATTCCGAGGGCGGCCCCTTTCAACGCTGCTGAGCTGTTTTCTGCAGCAGACCGCTTGACTGCGGAGAGGGCTCCAAGCGACCCTCGCGGTCTGCCAATCCGAGACCTGACGCAGCCGTTGCCGCAAGCCGGTGTCGAGTCAACGGCAGAAACCGCTGCTCGCCACTACGCACGGCATCAGTCCACTGAGTTTGACAGGAGGTACTGACCGATGATCTTCAAGTATGGTAGCTATTCTCACGACAGCTGTGAGTGCGGGCTGCGTGTGTCCGCAACGGCCATCATGGATCAGTACCGCCGGCGTATGGGTACGGTGTTCGAGTACACAGTGGTCGGCGTTAAGATCGTCCCGACGCAGAGCACTCCGGACGCCACCAAGGCCGCCTTGACGGCAGCTCTGCAGGCTATGGAGGCTGCATACGCAGTTGACAACCAGAACTGCGGGCTGTATTTACCGGACGGAACTACGCCGACAGCTCACGTACTGGTTAGCGCCAACACCTTTGGCGGCATCAAAGTGGTACAGCCTCCGACCTACATTGAGGGGCCTTGGACAGGGCAGGTCGAATACCTCAATCGCCGCACCTATTCCATAGTTTTGCGTGCCGAGGTGCGAACAGGGACGGGCCTGCATTCGTGGAAAGAACGGCTGACAATACGAGGAACCGGAGGGGCAAAATGGCGGTACAGCCCCCGAGAGAACGGCGACCCTCAAAGGCAAGACCTGCAGACAGCCACCACGTTCTACTACATCCAGGAGGGCCAGGCAGTAGGCCGCCAAGGATACCCAACGCCGTCATCACCGTTGTTCCCGAACCTGGAGCACGGCGAGATGCGAGAGATTGCGTACGATTCCCCGCAAGATTTGAATGCTGCTGGAAACCCCGAGATGTATCCGATATCGTGGCGGTACGTCCAAGAGGCCACAGTGTCGCAGTTGTTTCCCGGCTTCACGCCCCCGTGAGGTGATTGATGCCTTGGTCATTTCCCGGAATACAGTACCCGTGTGAGATGGTGTATACGCAGCACGCCGGGTTCGATGCAGATAAAGTGCAGTTGCGTGCGCTTCCGCAGGCGAGTAACTTCCCGACATCAGGGACTCTTACGATGACGTGGGGCGCTCAGTCCATAACACTACCCAACTGTGTGGTGGACGTAGCGTCGTTCAAACTTACCGAGGGCAAATTCCTTGACATCATGCTCCTTGACAGGAGGGATCACTGGACGCGATTGCCGACTGTGGCCGGCAGTTACAACCTGCTGATGGGTGGTCAGAGAGTACCTGCGACAGAAAAGAACTTGCGACAGATAGCGTCGCTGTTATTTACGGCGATGGGTGAGAATGCGGACGTGTCGGCACTCCCGACAAACGTATATCCGCGAGTGACGTTTGAACACGCATCTCCGGCCATGCATCTCAGAAAACTGCTGGAGGACTTCGGGTTCACAATCACGCTCGGATTCGGCTCAGAACAGGTGAAGGTCGTCAAGATCGGGGAAGGGGCGTCATTGCCTACAACAGATGCGTTTCTTCGCACTGAAGGCCTCGACCCGAAAGTCGCGCCACGGTACGTTCGCACCGTGTTCGGTAAGACCTGCATGCAGGCTCGGCTGGCACTTGAAGCCGTTGGGCTGGACACGGATAACACTTGGAAGCTGATTAACAACTTGTCTTACGCACCAACTGGTGGGTGGGGGTCTACGACGCCGTATTCAATGCAAGACGAGGATAATTTGATTGCGGACAATGTGCGGGAAAAAGCCGGTTTTGTCCGTCGAGCGTACAGAATCAAAGGGTTCGTCAACGACACGGCGCAAGCCCCTACCTGGAACGTGCCGTTTCTCGGGGGCACCATACCCGGACTTGACTACATACTACCACTTGAGTCCGGGCTGTTGGAGAAGCAGACGGTACGGGATTGGGACACGCGCGGGTGGCCCAGAGTATACGGCAAGCGCACACGCAAGTTGTCATTTAACGATCCCACCTTTGCAGCAGGGGAGGATTTGCAGGACACTGCCGTGACCGACGAGGTGACGGATTTCTTCCGCACAGAGAGAGAACACGGCCTCGTCATTTTCTCCGAGCCACAAGTTATCTGGAACGCGGGGTCGAACTATTACGAACCAGCTCAGCTGTACCTAGAGTGTGCGTTTCAGATACGCAACCCGACCACGTATGCGATGCATCAAACCGTGGTGGACGTAGATGCGTACCCACAAGGCAGTGGATACGCCATAGTCCCCGGCGATTCCCGGCTGGAGATAATCAACACGTACTCCGGGAGCCACGCCATCTCCGGACAGACGACCAACCAAGCGTCTTTGCAAACGATCGCCGACAACAACGCTACAGCAGCGGCGGGGCTGTACTCCACAGGCGCCGCTCAACAGATCGTGTATTCGCAGCCTCAGTTGACACTGCGGTGTGACGGAGCGATCATGCAGGTACAGCATGTGCTGACGTGCGGGGAGTTCGACCACGCGTTGAACCGCACTGTAGCGTCGCGTAACTGGGAGTTCGACCGCGGTATACCTTCTCGCCGGGAACGGCGTACGGTCGCACAAGCGGAGTTTGCCGTGCGAGACCTTAGCCAAGCGAGGTTGGAGACTATAGATGGCTGAGCCCGCAACATACGCTCGAGGTGCCGCGACTCCGCAATACGCCTTGCGTTTCAAGAACGTGTCGGGCGAGACGATACCTCCGTACGCTATCATGAGCTTTCGCACGAACCCGGTTAGCGGTATCCTGCAGGCAAACAAGCCCAACGCCAGCGGGTCCGCTTTGTACTTGGTTAACGGCGCGAGACCCGTTGCAGTCGCAAAGCACAGCGAGGCGTTTTTGTGGACCGTACCCAGACGCGTCAAGATCATCGGAGCCCCTGACGCAGGATCTCTGGTCGGCCCGATCCCGGGGTCGTGGGGTATTGGTCGAGGGGGTGGCGGGTACCGTGTTCTGTACCCAGGACCCTCTGCAGATACGACCGCTGTCGTTATTGCGACAGGGGAAGCGGTGCCGAAGTATTTCGGGAGGCTGGACGGGAACTTGGCGGCAGCATCAAACCCTGCGACAACACCCTCCTCAGCGTCTTTTAGTGTTTGGAGACGGACGACAGCAGGAACCTTTGAGGACTCCGGGGACAACATTACCGTAATCAATCGGATGAAGAACATCTCGATTGTGTCCGGAGCTTGGGCAGAGGCGGAAATGGTTGACGGGGAGTGGCGGCTGTACGTAGCAGATTGCGGGTGATGTGATGCAACTCGGGCGATGTTGTAAATGTAATCGAAACCCCGTAATGCTCCCGGTTGTAAGGAACTTGAAGCTCGTGGGGCCGATCCCCGCAGAACTCGGAACAGAGACTCTTTCGTGGTCTTGGGGTCAATTCACAAAGCCGAACTTTCAACGAACTCCTGTCGAACCTGCTACATATGGGTATTTTGTATCACTAGGTCAGATACCGTCGCCGGGCCCGGTAGACGAATACACTAGGTACTTGGTGCAACCCATGCGGTATACCATACACAGTTGGTCGGAAGGGTTTTATGGCGTAAAAGCATACTACGGAACGATACTTAGTAAAAGATCGCAGAGCCCTTTGACGTACTCTGCCGGGGTTGGGGGTTCGGATTGGACACGCCCTCCGTACGAATTCATGAAAAGCAATAGGTTGACAATGGCGGAAGGGGTGCAGGTTGTACCACCAACGAGCAGGATGCCGCCGTCTTCCGCTTGGCACATGCTAAACTACAACTGCAACACTTTTGGTTGGCGAGGCGTCGGTAATGATATTGTTGGTCAATGGTATGACCACGGAACTTTCGGGTTCGGCGGCTCAGGGTATAGTATCTACAGAACATACCGAGAACTCATGTTGCGGTGGGAGGTGAGAGACGCTTTTATGCGTATCCTAGTTGACGGCGTTGACGCCACAGGCGTAATGGCTCTTGACGAACACCACCCTAATAATACACTGCTGAGTGACACTTGGGTGCAAACCAATCTAGGTGATCTCAGAAACGCTCGAGTGGATGTGGACCTCTGGAGCGCTGTGTACGTAAAACCAGTAAACTGGGTCGCAGGACCGTGCGCGCCCTATCAAGCGATGCAGGAGGATTGCAAGGCGGGCTCTCGAGCTATTAGAGTAGGTTCTTTCGAAAAAAGCAACCCCCTAGCTGGGTGGCGGTTAGACTTTTACGGAAACCCTGTCGGCGGGCAGTCACAAGTTTACATAGACCCGGCGACTACGCCCGTCGGCTGGCAGTACGTACCTAATGAAAGCTTTTTTAACGAAGCTCTTGGGCAGGGGGACTTCCTAAACCCGTACTCCGACGCCGGGGAGGGCGTCCGGATCATGGCAAACGCCGAGATACCGGGTATTCAGGTGATAAAAGCTAAGCCAGCACCATACAACGACTTGCTTAGAAAGCGTTTTGTGTGGTATCTACCGGTGCCAAACTCCGGGTACGAGTTCGTCCTCATGCCCAACGGGTTTCCAAAATACGTCGGCGGCTTGCCTCAGACACAACCGACTTTGATGAAGCCTTTTGCTGAGGGGTTTTTTGGCGCGCCGGTGGAGAACACCCCCAATCCGGGCATGTGGCTCGACCCTTCGCAGTCAGGAACGGACTTACCGTGGTGGTCTAGCGGAGACACCGCGACGTATTCTAACTACCCAACTTCTATTTTAGTAAGCCCTCCTTAAAATGGCGACATCTCTGCCTCTTACGTCATCTTGGTGGACAGCCACCGACTGGCTGAACCCAGACAACCCGGTGTTTTCTTTGACGGGTGTTGGGTACGTCGAGTTTACGTGGTCCGCAGGAACACCACCGTCCGCTTTTCCCGGGAGCCCGCTAGAGAGCGGCAAGGTGTACAGCATGCTGCGTCCGATCGCCGGTGTGCAGTTGTACCTGCGTGTCGTGTCCGGTTCCGTCACGATCTACTACGATAAAAAGGACGGCCCCTCCTTCTCACTAACGTTGTCGGGCAACGCGTTCATTGGAGGTGCAGGCAGCGATACGGGGTGGGTTCAGACCCCCGCACCAACCGCGGGGTTTGACAACATAACCACTCGAGCCGCGGCTAATCCGTACGAGTTCGCCACGTACGCCTACGTTCCGGCACCGGGGTTGCTGGCGTCTGACACGATTCAATTTGCTATTGCCGTGTTTGTGGCCAACTACTTTGTACCGAACCGTACGTTTCGCGTACGTGCTCTGAAGTACGCCACCGACCAATCGGGTTCTATCACCAGTTGGGCGTCTCTCATCGGGAAGACCACAACCACGGCGTATGCCGATTGGACGACGAACACCACGCCGTGGATGACGTTTGACATCAAAGCGATCCTGGATGAGCTGAAGGCGTTGGCGGGGTGGTCGGCGTCATCGCCGATACAACTGTTGATCCGAGATACGGGATCGGCGGCTGCAGGGGCAGACACCCGCGTTTCGTTAGACTTAGGGTCTACCTCCGCTCGAGTGGCTATTACGCTGACGTCCGGCGGGGGGCCGACGCCGCCAGACCCGGGGCTCGGGGGTCCGTAGTTCTCTGGACGAAACCTAGTCTTGGTGGTATCCTACAGGCCACCCTGTTCTTTCTGGAGCTGATGATGGCACGTCCTATCACGTCGTTTTTCCCCGTAGTCCCGGTTCAGCCCACCCCGGGGCCGCCGAAATCTGGTGCATCTGCTGCGGCGAAAAAGGCCGTGAAGGGGGTGTCTACACCAACACCTCCGGTTGCACCTACACCTGCAAAGAAGGCGGCGAAGAAAACGCCTGCACCACCTGCGACTACACCTGCGACTACGTCTGCAAAGAAGGCGGCGAAGAAAACGCCTGCACCTGTGGCTGCACCTGTGCCTGCAAAGAAGGCTGCAAAGAAAGCAGCGAAACCGCCGTCGGAAGTGCTGGCCGAAGTGCAAAAGGGTATGGCCAGCCCTTTGGTCAGTCAGCCTACCGGGCAGAAGTCTTTGTTTGATAGCGGGCCACCACCAGCAGCACCAGCACCAGCACCAGCACCAGCACCAGCAGCGCGTAAACCTCGCGCTGCCAAGAAGGCTCCCGCACCGGCAGGCATGGCAAGCCCTTTAACTCCGGAACCCCCATTGCCGGGGCAGATGAATCTGTTTCCAGACCCAGCCCCGTCAAGCCCTGCAGAGCCGCAGATGTCCCCCACCGTAAGTGCTCCGATGACTACGGCAAGTGGGTACCCGATGACTACGGCGGGGGAGTACCCCGGGG